AGATATTATGAAAATAATAGAGAGAAAAGACGAGAGACAGCTAAAAAATATTATGAAAATAATAAAGAAAAAAAACGAAAGTATGATAAGAAATGGCGTGAAAATAATAGAGAGAAAAGACGAGAGTATGATAAGAAATATTATGAAAATAATAAAGAAAAACAACTAGAGTATATAAAAGTATATAGAAAAAAAAGGTACGCTACTGACCCTTGTTTTAAATTAAGACAATTAATATCTACTAGAGTTGGTAATGAAATGAGAAAATATTTGACTACAAAAAAAGAAAGCTCTATCAACTATTTAGGTTGTAGTATGAAAAAATTAAAAGAGCACTTAGAAAGTAAGTTTGATACCAATATGACATGGGATAACTGGTCTATACATGGTTGGCATATCGACCATATCATTCCTAGTAGTTCCTTTGACTTAACAAAAGAAGAAGAACAAAAGAAATGCTTTCACTATACAAACCTACAACCCTTGTGGGCAAAAGACAACATAGCGAAAAGCAATAAATTAAATTGGACAAAAGAGAAAGAAGAAGTATGAAAAGAAAACTAAAAGACTTACTAAACAGTCAAAAGAAAAAAAGAATTGATACAGCACTAGACACAGTACCAAAGAAAGATGAAGACTATCAGCTTGATGACGATTTAGATGTATATATAGACATAGCTAACGGCAAAATACATTGGGAAGACTCTAATCGTTGGGATAAAAAAGACTGGGAAGGTAAAAAATAAATGAAAAATAAAGGCTATCACAATAAAGGTTTTATGTACGCAGTTATATTTATTATATTTGCAATGATACCTTTGCCATTTTTTGTCAGTTGGTTAACTTGGGGTGACGACTTTATGAAACCTTTTATATCAATGAGTTTTCCTGACAGGTGTATTTATGAAGACAATAAACACAACAAAGTGAACAGGTGTACAGAATGAAACTACCAAAGTACGTACAAACAAAAAAATTAAAGTATGGAAGGATAGCTTATAGATACAATCCACCAAAAAAATATATTGACAATGACGTTGTTTCTAGGTGCGAACTAGGAACAAATCTAGTTGCTGCTAAGGTAAAAGCATTAGAACTAAATCAAAAAATAAATGATTGGTGTGATAAATATGTCACTATTAAATCAATAGACAGTAAGTCAAAACTGTCAGACTTAATTGACATATATAAAAAATCTAACAATTACAATATGTTAAGAGATAAAACGAAAGGAGACTATGACTATCTATTAAAAGTTCTTGAGGAAACTGTAGGTGGTTTAAGGTTAAACAACATCACAACAAAGGTGGCAAAGAACTGCTATGAAAAATGGACAGAAAGAGGAATACACTTAGCCAATCATGCATGTGCCGTAGCAAATATACTGTTTAAGTATGGTGTACACATGGAACACATTGTTATTAATCCTTTTAGTACAATAAAACGCAGACAACCCAAGCAAAGAAAGACTGTGTGGACAAAAGAACAAGTCGTTGAGTTACTTAACGTGGCTTACAAAGACTTTACATATAGAAATATAGGTCTGATTGTACAAATGTCTTACGAATGGTGTCAAAGAATTGGTGACATGAGAATGTTAACGTGGGATAATATAGACTTTGACAATTCTAAATTAGTACTTGAGCAATCTAAACGTAGAGCAGAAGTATTTTTACCTATCTCACAGGAACTATTAGAAATGCTCACACAACAGCATGAAGACTTTGGCTTCCAACCCTACGTAGCACCTCAAACAAAGCCTTCAGGTGGCAAATATGAGCCGTACAGTATATATAAAATAAGTAAATTAGGTAGAAAGCTTATGCAACTCGCAGGTATACCTGACAAATTACGTCTAATGGATTTAAGAAGGACAGGTACAACAGAAATGGTTGAAGCAGGTGTACCTTTAGGTCAAATAATGGCAGTGACAGGACACACAAATCCACAGTCTGTAAAACCTTACATGAAAAATACTTTAACAAGTGCAAAAAATGCCTTGACAAAAAGAAACGCATCTGTAAAATACACTGTAAGTGTAAACAAAAGCAAGTGTAACACATGAAAAATATAAAAAACACTTTAAATGAATTACACTTAAATGATAATGAAACTGTAAGAATAAATTGTCCATTGTGTAAAGGACATAAAACATTTACAGTGTCTAAAGTATTAGGTAATCTACTTTGGAATTGTTACAGAGTTGGTTGCACTTTAAGTGGTAAGTCTAAAACAAATATGACTGCTACTGAAATTAAAAATAAGTTGTCTGTAGAGGGTGAGTCTAGTTTTCCTTCCCTAAGTTCCCTTTCCCTAGACTCATCTCCTACAGATAATTTTTTTATGCCAGAACATGTTATAAAAGACGACATTAAAATAAAAACTTTTGTTGACAAATACAAATTACATAATCAAGAATTATATTATGACGTTAAAGATAATAGAGTTGTGTTTCCAATAGTGCATGACTCAATAATTGTTGACGCTACAGGGCGTTCACTTGGAAATAAAAAACCTAAATGGTTGCGTTATGGAAAAAGTGACTTGCCTTTTGTTTTTGGACATGGTAGCGTCGCAGTAGTCGTTGAAGACTGTGTGAGTGCTTCAGTAATTGGTAATGAAGTATTCGTTGGGGTGGCTGTGTTGGGTACATCATTGCTGACTTCACACAAAAAGTACTTATCGCAGTTTTCAACGGCAATTATAGCCCTCGACCCTGACGCAATACCTAAGACACTACAATTTTTTAGAGAACTTACACCTTACGTTGACAGTGTAAGAGCTATGAAACTTGTTGACGATTTAAAATACAGAAACCCCACTGATTTAGAAAATTTAGACCAACACAGGAGATTAATTTATGGAACTGTCACTGATTAGAAGCTTGATGGACAAACAATTTTATGACGAACACCGAGGAGCAAAATGTCCTAACCGATTATTTACAAAGGACGTACAAAAAATAAAGTCTACGATTGACAATGCAATGCTGAGTTACAATCGAAGTGTAACACCTGACGAGATTGAAGCTTTGTTTATATCAAACAATCCCACAATGTCTACGGCACAGAAAGTTTCTTATGATGGTGTATTTCATAAAATTAAAAATGAAAAACCTTTAGGTTCAGATGTAGCACAAGAAGTGTTATCTAAATTATTTCAACAAGTTATTGGTGAGGACATTGCAAACATTGGCTTTGAATACGTTAATGGCACAAACAAAAGTCTTGAACCTCTACGTCACATTATAGAAAATTATGGTGACGACTTTATACCTAATTTAAATATAGAATGGGATAACATTGAGATTGATAATCTACTAAAGAAAAATGAACTAGAAGCAAGATGGCACTTTAATATACCTAGTTTAATTAGAAAGATTGAAGGTGTAAATGCAGGTCATTTGATTGAAGTAGGTGCGAGACCTAATACAGGTAAAACTTCATTTCATGCTAGTCTCATTGCTAGTCCAAAAGGATTTGCTTCTCAGGGTGCAAAATGTGTAGTGCTTTGTAATGAAGAAGCAACACATAGGGTAGGTGCAAGATACTTAACTGCTTCAAGTGGCATGACTATACATGAAGTAAGAGACAATCCTGCAAAAGCAAAAGCACTATATGAACCAATTAAAAATAATATTAAATTAAAAGAGTCTACTGGTAGAGACATGTCTTGGGTAGAGAGTGTTTGTAAATCATTCAGTCCTGACATTGTTATTTTAGACATGGGCGATAAGTTTGCAAGAACGTCAGGATTTGCAAGGCAAGACGAAGCACTCAAAGCAAACGCAGTTCATGCACGTATGATAGCTAAACAACATAACTGTGCTATCTTTTATATGTCACAATTAAGTGCTGAAGCTGAAGGTAAGGTCTTACTAAATCAAAGTATGATGGAAGGCAGTCGTACAGGAAAAGCTGCAGAGGCAGACTTGATGTTATTGATTGCTAAAAATCCTGTAGTTGAAGGTCAAGACGAAGAGGACAATCAAAGACATATTAATGTTGTTAAAAATAAATTGACAGGTTGGCATGGAGTGATACACTGTGAATTAGAATATAAAACTGCGAGATACATAGCGTGACAAAAAAAGAACAACTCGAATTGTTTGATTTAGAGCCGAGCAAAGAAGACAGGAAAAAGTTTGACATTGATTTTTCAAGAGACTTATCATTTGGAAAGGGCATGGAAGAAGAAATTGTTTCTATGTTTCAGAATAAAAAGATAGAAGTTAAATCTGAAAAAGGTATGTGGATTGATACAGGTAATATAGCCATTGAATATAAGTCTTACGGAAAACCATCTGGTATTGAAGCAACAGAATCAGATTATTGGTTTCATAACCTGTGTGTAGATGGTGACATTTATGCAACACTTGTATTTAAAACTTCAACATTAAAAGAAATAGTTAAATCTTTAGACAGTAAAAGGTCTGTTAAAGGTGGAGACCACAACGCATCTTTTATGTATTTATTAAACTTACAAAAATTATTTTCAACTGACGCAATAAAAAAATATAGGATAGATACAGATGAAAGTGACACTTGACGTAGAAAATACAGTGACTCACCGTGATGGTAAAATTCACCTAGACCCATTTGAGCCAGACAATAGCTTGACAATGGTAGGTATGCTTACTGAATATGGTGTTGAACATCTTGTAGTTTTTGACCATGAACAAGAAGAACCAACGCCAAGTGGCAAAGACTTTGTACAAAGTGTGTTAGATAAAACAACACTGTTAATTATGCATAATGCTTCACATGACTTATTATGGTTATGGGAGTGTGGTTTTAATTATGCTGGTACTATATTTGACACAATGTTAAATGCTTATGTCCAACAGCGAGGTTTGAAACAGTCACTTTCTTTAGAGGACTGTGCTGTTAGATACAACTTAGACACAAAGAAACAAGACACATTAAAACAGTACTTTAAGAAAGGTTACAGCACAAAGCAAATACCTATTGAAGAACTGTCAGAGTATCTTTCTGCTGACTTACATGCAACACAACAATTAGCTAACATACTACAGGACAAATTAAACAATGAACACAAAGAATTAAAAAATGTAGCTGAGTTAACTGATAAGGTTGCAGTATGTTTAACAAAAATATATCAGCGTGGATTTACTGTAGACTTAAAAGAATTAGAAAACGTAAAAAAGTCTTTTGAGAAAGAACGTCAAACACTTATCAGCGACTTAACACAAAGATGCAAAGACTTAATGGGTGACTATCCTATTAACTTAAATAGTCCAGAGCAATTATCTTGGGTACTTTACAGTAAAAAACCATTGGATAAATCTACGTGGGCAAATAACTTTGAAACTTACATGAATAAAAAAGATTTTGAAATACAAGTATCTCAACATTCTGAAGTGTTATATAAACAAAAAGCTTTACAATGTAGTGAGTGTTGGGGTGCAGGGTACATTAATAAAATTAAAAAAGATGGCACTCCATTTAAAAAGTCTAGTAAGTGTTCTGACTGTAAAGGTTTAGGTTACATATTTAAATCTGACAAAACCAAAATAGCAGGTTTAAAAATGAAAGCACCTTCAGCAAAGTGGGTTAGTGCAAATGGATTTAGCACAAACAAAAACAATTTATTATTTCTTGAACAGTTAGCAAGGCAAAAAAAGTACACGGCAGCAGAAAGTTTTTTAAAAAATGTAAGAAGGTTATCTGCAGTTGAAACTTATTTATCAAGTTTTGTACAAGGCATAAACACTTACGTAAAACCTGACAAAAAACTTCATGTTAGATTGTTACAACACAGAACTAGCACAGGTAGATTTAGTGGTGCTGACCCTAACATGCAAAATATGCCAAGAGGAAATACCTTTCCTGTGAAAAAAGTTTTTATTTCAAGGTGGACAGACGGACAGATATTAGAAGCTGACTTTGCACAACTTGAATTTAGGGTAGCTGCTTTTTTAGGTCAAGATAAAGTAGCTATTGAAGAAGTGTCAACAGGCTTTGACGTTCACAGCTACACTGCTAAAGTTATAACAGAAGCAGGACAAACAATAAGTAGACAAGAAGCAAAAGCACATACATTTGCACCTCTTTATGGTGCTAGTGGTTTTGGAAGAACACCTGCTGAAGCTACGTACTATAAACAGTTTAATGATAAATATGAAGGCATAGCTGAATGGCACAATAAGTTAGCAAAACAGGCACTTAATGAGTACGTTATTACAACACCTTCAGGACGGCAATTTTCTTTTCCAGACGTACAAAGAAAAAGTAATGGAACACCTACACAGTTTACACAAATAAAAAATTATCCTGTTCAGTCATTTGCAACTGCAGATATTGTGCCTATATCTTTACTATATATAGACAATAAACTTAAAGACATGCAAAGTTGTATAGTTAATACAGTACATGATTCAATCGTCATTGACGTGCACCCAACTGAAGTAAAGCAAGTCATTGATATTATTAATGAAACAAATAATAATTTAAAAACTTTAATTGACAAAGAGTGGAATATTGATTTCAATGTTCCTTTATTATTAGAGGCTAAGATTGGTTATAATTGGCTTGACACAAAAGACGTTGTGTGATATAACTAACCTCTTAAAAAATATATCACAAGGAGATATAAATGAATAATGATATTGTAAAAATAAATATTGATAATTATGACGCTATGGCTAAAGTGATGGGCATGGGCACTGAAAAAAATAGTGGCTCAGAGGACAGTAAAAAAAATAATTTACCACGTTTAAAACTACATCACTCAGCCATTATGGGTGAAAAAAATATAGAAGGTAAGAACACTAAAGTTGAGTTACTATCTGGTGGTTCATACAGAATTGAAAAAGATAAAGAATATTTTTATGGTTCTTCAGCTACTGCTAGATTCTACTTGCAAAGATTTATGTATAAAAGATTTGTTCCTGCTTCAGGCAAGAATGATAGTATTACATTTATTAAAACAATAATGGCAGATAGTTTAAAAAACGATTTAAAAGATACTAAGGGTGGTTTTAATTGTGGCAGACCAAATGGGTACATAAAAGATTTTGACTCTCTCGACGACAAAATTAAAAAATTAATCGTTGGTCCTACTTCAGCTAAAAGAACTAGAGTTTTGTTTGGTACAATAAAACTAAATGAAGTAGTTGACGCTTTAGGTAATGACGCTAGTGATAGATTAGACATTACACCTTTTATCTGGGAAGTAGATAATAAAGATGCTTTTAAATTGATTGGTGAAGTATATGACACATTTAATAATAAACAGATATTACCTTTGCAACATGAAATTAAAATGACTTCAAGTGAAGTACAAGACGCAACAATCCCTCATTACTTACCAAAACTTAATATTAATTTTAATAAAAAAATAGATATAACACAAAAAGACCAAGTTATGTTTGCTGACTTTATAGAGTGGGTAAATAGTTATAATAAATATGTTTTTAGTGAATGGACTACCCATTCTAATAATGATGTTGATAAGGAATTAGTTGAAGAATTTATTGACATGGAAGACGGAATCCCAGTAGTATCGTGAACCACCCTGCAGAACTTGCTATTCATCAGTATTTATCTGACGCTACAGATAGCAAGTCCTGTATGTCTGATGAAACTATTACACAAATATGTGACGACATAAGAGAAGCACTAACAAAACAGTTTGGTTCTAATCAAGACAGAATAAAATTTAAAATAAGAATGTCTAACTTGGGTAGACCAACTTGCCAGTTATGGTTTGAAAAAAACAAACCTGAAACAGCCCTACCTAAACCAAATACATTTGTAATGAATATGATGCTTGGTGATATTGTTGAAGCTATATTTAAAGGTATTCTTAAAGAGTCAGGTGTAAGCTATACAAACTCAGAAAAAGTTTCATTACCTGTTAATGATGATACAGTAGAAGGAACGTATGACTTAATTATTAATGATGCAGTTGACGATATTAAGTCTGCATCTGACTGGTCATACAAAAATAAATTTACAGACTGTGACACACTAAAAGATAAAGACTCATTTGGTTATGTGTCACAGTTAGTTGGATACTCAGTTGCTACCAAAAAGAAATTAGGTGGTTGGTGGGTCATTAACAAATCAAATGGCGAATTTAAATATGTTTCTGCTGACACAGTAGACATTGAAGAAGAGTTAAACAAAATAAAAAGCACACATAAAACAGTAACAGATAATAAATTTAAAAGATGTTACGAGGCAGAAGACGAATACTTTAGAGGTAAGCCCACAGGAAATAAGATATTAAATCGAGAATGTTTTTTTTGTCCATACAAGTTTTCTTGCTATGACAATTTACAAGAGTTACCTGCAGTGAAGTCTCAAGCTAAACAACCCAAGAAAGTTTTTTATGTTTCACTAGCAGAGGAATATACAGTTGGACGCTAAAAGATTTGCTTATGCTAGAAAGTACGGATACAGAAGTGGTTTAGAACTAAAAGTAGCCGACTATTTAAAAACACAAAAAGTAAAATACAAGTATGAGTGTTTAAAGATAGAGTGGGAAGACCTTACGTACCGAACCTATACACCAGACTTTGTTCTTAACAATGGAATTATTATAGAAACAAAAGGTATATTTACAGCGGCAGACAGAAAAAAACATTTATCAATTAAAAAACAACACCCAAAATTAGACATACGTTTTGTGTTTGAAAACAGTAATAAGAGACTGCGTAAAGGTGCTAAAACTAGATACTATCAATGGTGTATTAGATATGACTTTGATTATTATGACAGAATAATTCCTGAAGAATGGTTAAAAGAAAAAGGTAAAGATAAACACCCAAAGTTTATTAAATTTTCTAGGCAAAAAATTAAAAGGAAGTTTAGATGAAAGAACAAGACGATACATTAATTAATATAAAACCAGAAGAGTACGTAATAAAACTTAAACCTATGTTAAATAAAAATAAAAAGTGGACAGGTGAAGTAAGAATTAGTGTAGTGGTTTCAGAAGATAATAATTTAGACGATAGCGACTATTACAACATGCTGTATCTTGCTAATCTTGTAAGTGCTACAGCAAATGTCATGGAGATAGATAAAAATTTTAGATACAGATTAATGAATTATGTAGACAATGAAGAAAAAGTAGCTAAAATAAAAAATAAAAACAATGTAATATATTTAGATTTTAGTTCAGAAACAGAAGGTAACGCATGAAAGAAGACGACATGGTAAATAGTCCACCACATTATAATAAAAGTGGCATAGAGTGTATAGACGCTATCAAAGCGTCAAATGAAGATGGGTTTGAATATTACTTACAAGGTAATATAATAAAATACATCTGGAGGTATCGTTATAAAAATGGTATAGAAGATTTAAAAAAAGCAAGATGGTATCTCGATAGGCTTATAAACGAGAAACAAAATGAGAGTAAGAGTTAACCTTGTGCTTGAAGTAGACGGAGAAGAATATCCGATTCCTGCAGACGGAATGGTACAAGAAGAGATTGAACAAAACATTGAAGATTGTATTTATGACATTGGTGGTTTAAAAATAAAATCTATTAAAACAAATATGGAGTGATTGTAATGAATAGTAATATGTTGCCGACTGACTATCAAAATTTTATTGCCGTATCGAGATACGCTAGATGGTTAGAAAAAGAAAACAGAAGAGAGACTTGGGAAGAAACTGTTTCACGTTATGTTGAATACATGCACAGTAAAATAAAATTTTCTCCAGAGGATAAGCGTGATATTGAACAAGCTATACTTGGACTAGAAGTTATGCCTAGTATGAGAGCCTTGATGACTGCAGGTAAGGCACTTGATAGAGACAACACGGCAGGTTACAACTGTTCTTATATTCCTGTTGACGACGTAAAAGCATTTGACGAGACAATGTACGTGCTTTTATGTGGCACTGGTGTAGGTTTTTCTGTTGAACGTGACTACATAAATAAACTTCCAGAAATACCAGAAACACTTATTGAAAGTTCTACAAATATTGTTGTTGAAGACAGTAAAGAAGGCTGGGCTAAATCACTAAGAGCTTTAATAGCATTGCTTTATGCGGGAGAAATACCTACGTTTGACGTTAGTAAAGTCAGACCTGCAGGTGCAAGACTAAAAATATTTGGTGGTAGGGCTAGTGGTCCTGCTCCTCTGGTTGACTTGTTTAAATTTACAATTAATCTTTTCAAACACAACACAGGTAGAAAGCTGTCTAGTTATGACTGCCATAGTTTAATGTGTAAGATTGGTGAGATTGTTGTTGTTGGTGGTGTAAGAAGAAGTGCTATGATAAGTCTTAGTAATCTATCAGACCTACGCATGAGACAAGCCAAGTCTGGTGAATGGTGGTCAACTGCACCACACATGGCACTGTCAAACAACTCTGTATGTTACACAGATAAACCAGACGCTGAAACATTTATGCGAGAGTTTACTTCTTTGATTGAGTCTAAGTCAGGTGAGAGAGGTATATTTAATCGAGTGTCAGCACAGAAACAAGCAAAGAAAAACGGAAGACGAGAAGGCGACTTTGCTTTTGGTACAAATCCATGTTCAGAGATAATACTAAGACCTCATCAGTTCTGTAATCTTACTGAAGTTGTTATACGTGCTACAGACACAAAACAATCTTTAGCAAAAAAAGTAAGACTAGCTACAATATTAGGCA